AGGCCGGCGCCGGAGAACGCGTCGAGGAGATCGTTGATCGCGTTTTGATGGGCGAGGACGACTTTGGTATACGCCTCCTCTGCCCGCTTGATCTCGTCTTGCGCCTTCTTCCGATCCTCCTGCGCTTTCTTGAGCCCCTCTTCTTTTTGCTTCAGCTCCTCGAGGACCTGCGCCGTCGTTTTCATCGGGGGCGGTAACGTCTTCTGCGCGTCTGCGAGGAGGGCGACGTCGCGCCCGGCGTCTTTCGCTTTCTTGCCGTAGTCCTCGAGGCCGGCCTCGCTTTGCGCGAGCGCCGCGGCGACGGCCGTCCCGCCACCGAATGGATCGGCCAGGCCTCGCCCGAGTGACTTGAAAAAATTGCTCCACGAGCTCGTCATACTGGCCGTGGTTTTCTGGACCCCGACGAGCATTTCGCCCGAGTAGATGATGACGTTGTTTTTGAATTTCGCCCAGGCGTCACCGGCGGCCTCGAGACGTTTGATCGTCTCTTCACTCATGACCTTTTGCGCGTCGGTCGCCTCGACGAGCCCGTCACGGATCGCGCCGACCATCTTTTTAGAGCTGACGCCCAGAAGGCCCTGCGCGACGTCGAGCTGCAGCGTTTCGTCCTTGATGCCGGCGATCGCTTTAACGACCTCCTTGTACGCGTCCTCGAGCGGCATCTGACGCAGCTTGTCGTACGAGAGGCCGACGTTGGCGAGCAGCGACTTGTACGCGTCGGATCCCTCCCCGAGCTGCTCGGTGAGAAACTGGATCGACTTGCCGACCGTTTCGGCCTCGACGCCGCTCAGGCGCGCAGCACTGGTCCATTTCTGGACAAACGTCGTCGACACGCCCCATTGATCCGACAGATCTTTGATGGCGCCGGCCGCGTCGAAAATAGAACCAATGAAACTCTTGACGGCGTCGATCGAAAACGCGATCCCGATCGCGGCCGCGACTTTCCCGATCGTGCCCATCCAATCGGTTGTGGCTTTGTTGGCGTTTTTGGTCTGGTCCGCGATCTCCTGCAGATTTTTGGGGACGTCCATCCCCAGGAGTTTCATTTTCGAGACGGCCTCATTGGTCGTCGCGCCGAGTCGGGCGAGCTCCTTCTCTGTGAGTTTCGAGACGCCTCCGATCTCCTCGACGGCCTTGACCATGATCGTCGCTTCCTGGACGATCTTCTGACCCGAGAATTGATTCGCGAGCGCATTGAGCCGGCCGCTAACCTTGTCGGCCCCATCGCCAAAACTTTTCAGCTTCGCGTCGGCCTTGTCGACGGCGTCATAAAAGCTCGCAAAATTCGCGGTGAAGGTCGCGGAGAGGGCCATCGGTTATTTGCGGGCTCGGGCCGCCTCCTGATTGAGAAATTCGACGAGCACGCTATACACGTCGACGGGCAGCTCGAGCAGCTCGTCGTACGTCCAGCCCATCACGCGACAGATGTAGAGGTCGGAGAGGGTCCGCTCGCGCCAGCCTGGACTTTTTTTTCGTGCTCACGCTCGGCCGTCATCGCACCATCGTGCGCCTGGATCGCGTCGAGGATCTCGCGCAAGCTTTCCGGCGTCTGGTTTTTCAACGCGGCCGCGACAAACGCGTACGACTGATCGCGAATCCGGATCGGTTTGTCGTCGGCATCGGTAATCGACCAGTCGATGAGATAGCTGACGGCCTGCGCGATCCCGAGATGCTCGAGGTCGAGCTCGGGCTTTTCGCCCGGCTTGAACGTGCCCGCCTTGATCACGCGTGCGTGGGCGTCTCGCTCCTCGCCGGCCGTGAGATGTTTTCGCACGAGGAGCCAGTCGCCCCCCGTGAGCTCGAGCCGGATTTCTTCTTGCTTGCGATAGCGCGATCCCATTAGGGCTCCTGACGTTTGGGCAAGAGTTTTGCGGACAGCTGCCCCTGGTAAACCGTGACGTCCCCGAGCGGCCGACGCGTCGGGATCCCGTCCGGATTCTGGATCTCGAGCGTCAGGGGCGTCTGCGTAATCCTGAAACCGTCGACGTCGACGACCTGGGCGGTAAACCACTCGCCCTCGACGCGCCAGGCGCCGAGCGTGGCGGCCTTTTGGTATCCCAGGCGTACCGTGGCCGCCACGCCCTCAATGACGATCCGATGTCGTTGCCCGGTGATCGCCACCGGATTACGCCACGCCGGCGACCCAGGCCGTACCGTTCCAGTGTGCCGTCGAGCCGTCCCCGAGCGTCACGTACTGGCCCGCGGTCCAGGCCGTGGCCGGGCTCGCCGTGACGCCCGACATCGCGGCCAGGTTCGGCGGGGCCATCGCGCCGGCCGGCGTGAATTGGCCCGGGCTCGCGACTCCCGTCGCGCCCGTCGCGGCGACTTGCGAGGTCCGCGACCAGGCGCCATTGGCGACGAACGTCGCATCGATCGTGACAGCACTGGTCACGCCCCCTTTGATCGACGCGTCGAGCCAGGCGGGCCCTTCCCAGGCCTGCGCCGAGCCGGCGCCGGCCGGATAGAACGCCAGATAGCATCCGGTCGGGGATTCGGCGCCGTCGAAAATGACGTCGGTCAGGCGATCCCAGAAGGCCGTAAAGGATCCGCTGAGATCCTTCAGGCCGACGACATAGCGCTTGTTGGGATCGCCCAGGGCCGTCGTTTCGACCTTGTCAGTCGCCATGTTGAGCGTCCAATCGGAAATGTTTCCGATCGCGACGTAGGCGCCGCCGCTCGTGAGCTTCATTGCAACGATGCCTTCCTTGCCGTGCGTGCCGGGATTGTTGACAGGTACAGCGGGTGCAGCCATAACGTAACTCCTTTTATCCGATGCCGGTCACGGTCAGGCCGGCCCGCTCAACTAACTCAATCAACGCGGCCGTCATGATGCGGCGCCGCAACATCGCGATCGGGATGAAAACATGGCCGGCCGGCATCGTGCCCGTACTCTTGCCGGCGGCCCATCGGCGCGGCCGCGTGCCTTCTTCGAAGATGTACGCGTGAAACGCCCGATTGCGCACGCGCGCGACCGCACTGACCGAATCCCCGAAGAGCTCGAGACTTAGCCCCTTTCGCAGATTGCCCGTATGCACGGGATATGCGGCCGCGGCCGCGGTCATCGTCGCGTCGGCCTGGGCGCGCACAATCGCGCCGGCCTCGTGTACGAGCTCGGCGGGCAGCTTCTTCAGCGCCGCGCGCAGCTCCGTCACGCCGTTAAGTACTAACTGGTTCGCGGCCACGCGCGACGACCTCCACAGCCATCAAGAGAAGATCGACGTGTTTCTCGTCGACGTCGGTAATGCTCTGTACTTGAAACACGCGCCCCTCGAAAATAAATCGCGTCTCGAGCGTGATGCCCGGATGAAACCGGCCGCGTACGAAAAACGCCGCGAGGCCCTCGACGACTTGAGTCGCGGCCGACTGTAACGAGCAGTCCCACTCGGGCGGATCGATCGCCTGCTCGAACGTCACGCGATGCCGATACGCCCCGATCCCCATCGCTTACGCCAAAGCCGGATCGCGATACATCGCGAGTAGGTTTTGGAGCTCCTTCCAGATGACGGCCTGGTCGGGCCGGGTCGCGCCCAGGTCGTCGCCGCGATGCTCGTAGTAATGCACGGTCAGAAGGAGGATCGCGTGTTTCACGGCCATCGGCGCCGTCGCCGGCGTCCAGGTTTCATCGGCCGCCGGCCCGAGATACGCGAGGACGGCCTCTTGCGCCGTCGCCAGCTTCTCGTCGACGTCGGCATCGTGCGCCGCATCGGTGATCCGAAGCTGGATATTCTTGACTTCGGCCGACGTCCAGAGCGGGCCGGCGAGCGTAACGCGGGAGAATTCGCGCGTCATGATTCGTCCCCCACGGGCCCCGCCGGCGCGGCCGCGGCCGGGCTCGGCGCCGGCGGGGCGGGGACAGCCAGATCGCGCATCGCGAGCGCCTCGAGCGAATACATTTGCTGCTGCAGATACGGCGTATCCCCGCCAGGCACGGGCCCGAGGCCGAAGTACTTACGGCGCGCCTCATTCGGGGACATCGCGCCGGCCGTAATCGCATCGTGCGCCGCTTTCGTTTTCGTCGCCGTATCCATCCAGATCAGATCGTCGAGATCAAATTCGGTCCCGTACGGCGCCGGCAGCTCGAGCCCGACGTCGAGGGCGTTTTCGATGCCGGTGAGATGCGTTTGGAGACACTGCGAATGATATTGCAGCGCAGAGGCCTCGTTCTGTGCG